TGTCAGCAATTCCATATTCAACGGCTTGCTCTGCAGATAAATAGACGTTAACTTTACGTTCTAGCATTTTTTTCAGTTGCGATTTCGTCATTTTTGTTTCTTGTGTCAAACAATTGATGTACATTTCTTGTAGTTCTTGGATCGCCTCGACTTCATTCACTAAATTGTGAAGGTCTCCGTGGTTGCCTGAACTCACTGAGTGAAGCATGATACGGCAGTTCCTGCCAATCTTACGCTGGCCTGGTGTTCCTCCGGCCAACAGCAATACGCCGGCCGACATAACTTTGCCCATCCCGATGGTGTGAATCTCTGTTTCCTTTTGCACTTCTTTCATTATATCATATAATGCAAACATATCATCAGCATTTCCACCATATGTTGAAATATAAAAGTCAATGGGCTTTTTTTCTTCATCTTCCTCTTTAAGGCGGTTGGTTTCGTTTAAATACAGGAGGGCCTGTGTGACTTCGGCGACCTTCTCCTCGGTGATATCTGTGTAAAGCCCAACCACTCGCAACTCTGGTTCGGGGGCGGCCTCGAGGCCAGTGTTCACGAGAATGACTTTGGGGTCTTCTTCGGTGGCGGTCGCCTCTTCGCTAGTAAATATGGTACCTACCTTTTCTTTAATGCGATCAATCATTGGTACTCCTCGTACGAATTAATTCAAGTAAATCTTTATTATCTTCAAGGTGTCTCATTCCAGTGCTCCAATCTTTAAACTCTACAAAGGGCCGAAATACTTGAGGGTGAGCCTCAATGATTTCTTTGATAGACTTCTTTTTATAGTTTACTAGTTCCTCTTCAAATACGCAAGTAAAAGCCTGGATATTATGTTCGCTAGCTTTCGCCGCTTGCATATGATGCAACCGGATAGCGCGAGAATAAGAAAAATGCTCCATTGAACGAGCTAATACAAGCAACGCTGTGAGTTGTGCACTTTTTAACATATTAATGCTTATGCGCGCAGAGTTCATAAAATAAAACGTCTTGCACGTTATGTATCCAAACATGTACACCAGTAAGTAGAAAAACCAATCCATCGAATACCCTCAAAAAAAATAACCACCAGCTACTACTGGTGGTTAACTATAACAGTTATAGAGTCTTTTGTCAACTACTATTTCACCAGTCGAGCCATAATCCTTTCGGCTAGTTGATCAGCCATTGCATCCTTCTGATCTTGCTTGGCTAGCCGAGCAGCTACGCGGCGCGCAACCTCATTGACAACGGCGTCCTCGTTAACAAAAGCTTCATCACCCTTCTTTTTCTTTCCCTTCTTGGTGGTATAATCTTCTTCGCCCTCGTCTGTCTCGGATTCATCACCAGCAGAAGCTCCAGTGTCTTCAGCGCCGGTTTCACGCAGCACGCGTGTCATGGCGCGGGCTAGCTCCATCATCGGCTCGGGTACTTCCTCTTCGGCTTCAACGCCTAGATCTAGCTCTTCGCCGCCGGGCTCTTCAACGTCCATCTCTAACTCATCTTCGACTTCAACCTCTTCCTCGCCTTCGCCTTCGATGGTGGCTTCAACGCCAAGCTCATCGGCCACGGCGCGAACAACGCGAGCCAAAAGCTCTTCGTCTTCGGGGCCGGCCTCTTCGTCGTCCATCTCTAATTCCTCTCCTTCTTCATCTGCGAATTCATCTTCAGCACCCAACTCGTCTTCGGTAGCACCGAGTTCTGCGCCTAGCTCCTCTTCGTCGTCTCGGGCGCCGGGAAGGCCGTATCCCATCTCGTGTATTCGTTGATTAGGCGCCGGCGCCATCTTAGCTAGTTTCATGAAGCGACGAACTTCGCCTTCAGTTAGTAGAGTCTTGCGAGCCATTGTATATCTCCTTAAAATGGTAAATCTCAAAGGTAAATAGTTACTTTATTTGATAAATACCTTAAAAAAACAAAGTAGTGGCATCCGGGTTGTCTTTTAAGCGTTTAAGTGCTTTTGTTTCTATTTGCTTAACTCTCGCAAAGGAGATACCTAAGCGCTTCGCCACCTCTCTCAACGTCATAGCACCATGTTCATGAATAGAGATTAAACAACAGTTATGGTCTTCATCAAACTCCACCCATAAACGACAGTCGGCCACATCGCAATTCTTCTTTGTTTTCATGCACTCTTTTGCGCACGTTAATAGCCCGTCACTCATAGTCCTGGAACTCCTCTTCCAGTAAATCAAAAATATTCTCAACTTCTCCATCTGTTAATGCAAAATCTTTTACCATATCATCTCCTTTTTTCTTCAATGTGCGTGATTTTTGTTTACGTTTCTCCCCCATTTTTTTTACTTCATCAATGTAACTATGAATATGATCATCTCCACTAATGTAGCCGGTCACCATATGACGAAAAAAGTCTGCCTGTGTAAGTCCGTCATGTCTGCATCGTAGTATTAACTGCGCCTGTCGATGATCATTATCCCAAAAAGCAATTTGTTTTGTCAAGTTACCATAATCTATTTTGGTACTCATTACCACTTCCTGCGCGAGATATGAGCGCCGCTTTCGAATAATCCAGATGGCGTCTGGCCGATAAACTTTGCTTTGGTATGAAGCGCTGCTAGATTTTCGGCGCCGCTGTATGAAAAGCCTGACCTTATGCCCCGCTCCAAATCTTCAAGAATATTTTTTACGGACCCACGGTAAGGAACACGCGTTGCAACTCCTTCAAACGAAGTATAGCGTCCCCTCCAATTAACTTGTGCTTCCTTGCTGGCCATCCCCCTATAAGACTTCCATCGAGTTCCATCCATGTCTTCAAATATTTTTCCTGGTGTCTCATCGGTTCCCGCAAATAAGGACCCACACATTACTGCATCGGCGCCGGCTGCCATGGCTTTAACGATATCCCCTGAGTTTTTGATTCCCCCGTCCGCAATAATTTTTACATCTCGGTCAGTCTGCGCGCAGTCTAAGATCGTTTGAAGGCCGGGGAGGCCGTGTCCCGTTTGAATGCGTGTCGAACAAATGGATCCCCCTCCAATATTGCAGCGCACCGAATCGGCGCCCCAGTCCGCCAAATCATTGATGCCATCCAGAGTGGCAACGTTCCCAGCCATAATATGAACGTGTTCTCCTAATATACTACGCAGGGCGCGCAATGCTTCTTTCATCATAATATGATGACCGTGAGCCACGTCTATACATAAAAACCCCACTCCAGCATTTATCAATGCTCGTGCACGTTTTAAAACGTCTCCCGATGCACTAACTGCTGCTCCTACACAAGGGTTTTTGCCCTCGTTTAAGGCCCACACCATTTTAATTTGGCGGACTTGTTCCTCAATGCTATTATAGCGATGGATGATGGAACCGCCACCATAACGACCAATGGCGGCCGCCATGGCACTTTCAGATACGGTATCCATTGGCGAAGAAATAATGGGAAGCCTTAAAGCACATCCCTTTCCTAAATCACTAGCGATGTCCACATCGGCTCGTGAACGAATTTCGGAATATTGTGGTATCAATAATACGTCATCATAAGATAACGAGTTATTCTTCATTCTTCTTCCGCGACTTTTTCGAAACCTTCTTCTTAGGCGCCTCTTCCTTCAGCCCTGACTCTTCATCCGCCGGGGGATACAATTCTTTCTTGGCCATGGCTTGGCGCGCCTTCATGGCTTGTAGTCTCTTTTGCCGAGTTAGTTCTTTTCGCAAAGTGGGTGAGCGCTCCGGAGTTATAGTTAGAGGCTCTCCAGGCGACTCTGGGGGTGAAGTAGGACTGGGGCCGGCCAATGGTGGAGTAGGTCCGGTTGGCGGCGGCGCAAACTGCTTCCCAAAGTATTGCTGCAGTGTTATCATTGTGTTTTCATTTTCAGCTAACACTTTCGTATGTTTGATAATTTCATCCACCCAGTTAGAGTGGTCCGGCACAGCCGTCGGATTTTTTAGCAACAGTTCTACGGTCGCCAAGGCCTCTAAGGCCCGCCCCCGCAGTTGCAATACCGCGGCATCGTATAAATTTTTTGACATTGTTTATTTCCTTTCCTTTTCAATAAAGTTCTTTATGTTATCAAGAGTGTACCATGTAGTCTTATCGGGCTTTTTGGGTTCCGGCATCATTTTAACGGCCGGTTTAGCTGGGCCCGCATTAACCAACGAGATGGTGGGCACTCCTCTAAATTCCAATTGCTTTTGTATTTGAGGATAATCCCCAATATTAAAAGCAAAGAAGTGTACGTCGGGAAAATCCTCCGACACTTGTTCATAGCGGCCCTTAAGCTTGTGACAAAAATGGCATCCATTAGAATAAAATTTAATGACACAAGTTGCTTCCTCTTTAATCTTTCCATTTAAGATGTTCTGGAGGGAAGACTTCGATAAACGTTTTACTTTCATTTATTTTCCTCCATAAATGTTTGTGTTTTCTCTATACACTCGGGGCAAAATAGTGAAACTGTGCCCTTTGTGTCTCTTACGACGACTGACCATGATTGTACCATGGCCTTATCTTTCTTGTCAAATGCTTTTTCGCATGTGTTGCATTCATCTGGGAGTTGATTGAATAGAAAAATTTTATCGGAGATTTTTTGCTCATCCTTCGACATCTTCTTTTTTTGTGCTCTACGCTGCTCTCGATTCATTCTACTACTTCTGCCGCCTCGTCCGTGCTCCCCAACGCGCCGGCGCCGCGGGCACTAATAGTCATTGGGTGTCCATACAAGTGGCCCACAATATTCTCAACCGCCCGAAAATGCACAACGGGAATCATAACTAGTTGTGCGATCTTTTCGTAAGGCTTAATGATCTGAAGTTGCTTGCCAATGTTGTGTAAGTTCACAAACACTTCTCCATCATAACCAGAGTCGACCACACACGCTCCCACAATGAGACTGCGCTTTGCAGCCACGCTGGAACGATTCTTGACTTCGAGCATGTAACCGTGTGGTACACCAAAACGCAAACCTGTTGGGATGACAGCGCCCTCCCCAGGATGGAGAGTTAACTTCTTAGCCAAGTTTTCCTCCCGGGGAGAATAAAATACATCTAGTCCCGCATCCGATGGGTTAGCCCTTTCGGGGGGCTTGGCCATCGGACGACACAAAGCATATTCAACGATCACTGTTCAGTCTTTCCCGTAATCATATTAAAGTTATCGACAACTTCATCAATGTTGTACTTGCCCTTATATAAGCGGAATGCCTTCACTGCCGCACGAATCTCGTCAGTGCTTAGCCATCCGTTTTCCTTGAACTCGGAACGCAAGTCGCGCTTCTGCTCCTTGTAGGGTTCCATTGCATCTTCAATGGCGTTAAGTGACCGGATGTATTCCTTCACATAGCGCTTCTTCTCTTCATATGTGTTTGCCACATTTACCTCCTTAGTGGTGTTACTACTATAACAAATTTGCTCAAGAGTGTCAACTACTTTCTACTTGAAATCAAAATTAATGGTAGCTCTTATTTTTAGTTCTGGAACATGTAGGTGATTGGCCAACCGGACGCTCTTGCATTCTTCCGCATCTAAAAACCAATCGGCATGACTCTTGTCGTGCACAATGTTTAAGAAGTATTCTTCTGGCTGTCGACAATTAATAGCCATCATCCGATAGACCTTTTGATTTAGCCTCTCAATTTCGACTGCGGACGCTTTAATCTCTTCCACTTTCCCCCACCCCATCGAACTAACATCGTGTATCATTAAAGTGGCGTCGGGGTCCATATACCGATGTCCTTCGGTGCCAAAACTAAATAGTATAGCGCCGCAGGACATAGCCTTTCCTTGAACAATAGTTGCTACGGGAATCTTAGAGTGTTTGATGTCGGATATCATGGACATTAAACTGTACACCTGTCCTCCATAACTATCGATAATAACGGGCACAATAGGCTGTCCACTATTTTGGGCCTTTGCCATTGTTTCAGAAAATGTTTTAGCTGCAGCTTCATCAAATTTTCTCACGCGCACAACAATAGGCAAGTCATCTGCAAGTTTGGGTTCTTTCAATAGGGGGCTAAAATATCTAATTACGTTCATTGTTTATCCTAATAATCTAAATGTCTTTCCAATGGCATACGTGGAGAATCCCCACTGCTCGTCGAATTTCAAGCGAGCCATGTAAGGGCGGTTAAGAAAAATCTTATCTTTCTCTGGCTTAATACCCCAGCACCTAATCTTTGTGGATTCATTATTGCTATCAATCGTTTCAACAATCCAATACAGCTTTCCGTTCTTGGTCTTTTTGGGTATCACTTTGCGTGGAATAAACCAACATACTTGAAGACCCGGGTCGTACTCAGAAATAGGCGGAACAAACTTTTCTTGAAGTTTCTCCACCGTCTCAGTGCTGATGACTAAGTTAATAGGAAATACCCCGGTTAATTCTGTTTTAAACTGAATGATTTCCTCTTCGGTAAAGTCTCCCTCTGGTCGATAAAGTTCTAGATTCTCATTAAATCTTTTTAAGTTCTTTGGGCGCTCTACCACACATGCACTCCAAAAGTGCTTGCGTCCTGTGAAACGATCATCCATCAGATTATCAACCGCGCCAGCCCTCCATAGAGCGTCAAGCGACTTCTTATTTAGCTTGCTATAAGCTATCTCTTCTTTAAAGAGTAAATCCTCGACATCCTTAAAGGGCCGATTATTTAAAATCTGCTCAATAGCTGCCATACCCAGTCCTTTAATAGAAGTTAACGGCTGGATGAGTGTCTTTCCGTCTTCGCTAATTTCCCAAACAACTCCCGATTTATTAATGTCAAGTGGTTCAATAATGTACCCAAACTGCTTGGCAATGTTGATGGCTTTTTCTTTTCTGCTCTCTGGCTCCTTGTCAAGGAATGCAGCCATCCACTCTACGGGATAATATGTAAATAACCAAGCACACTGATAAGACAACATACTATAGGAAACAGCATGAGACTTATTAAAACCGTAACCTGAAAAGTATTCAAAATTATTCCATAGAGTTTGCGCGCTGTCGAGATTGATGCCCTTCTCCGAGCACCCCGCAATGAACTTGTCATAAATCACCTTCTTTGTTTTGTCGCTCTTCCCAGTTCCTTTCTTTGTGAGAACCTTTCGGAGCAAGTTGCCCTCATCGAGGGTTAAATCTTTTCCAAGAGTGTGCGCAATAAGCGCAATCTGTTCTTGGAAGATCAAGAAACCAAATGTTTCTTGTGTAATATCTTGAACTTCATCTGTTAAATATTGAATGTATTGAGGGTTTTCCTTCGCCTCCATAAACTCATCATGAACACCGGCAGATAGGGGGCCCGGGCGATAAATTGAAGTAACCGCCGAAATGTCGATAAGGTTGCGAGGCTTTACTCTCTTACAAAAGTTC